GCGCCCGAGAGGCGGTCACAGCGGCGGTCCGCCTGCGACCATCGCCCCTCGGGGCCGCAGCGCCAGGGCGCGCCCTCGTGGCAGGTCGTGGCGCCCGCGACGCAACCATCGGCCGGCGGCGGGAGCGATGGCTCGCGGATGACCTTGGGGCACCCGGTGAGCACCGCGCCCACCACGCTCGCGACCACGATGGCACCGCAGATGGCGAGCAGCGCACCCACGCGCACGGCGCCGCGCTGGGGGTCGCTCGGGGGCGGCGGGGCCTGCGTCGCTCGCTGGACGGTGTCCGCGATCTGCAGCGCCCGCGCGGGGGCGCGGCCGGTGACGATCTGCCCGAGGGCCGAGAGCGCCTTGGCCGGGTCGAGGCCCACCGCGCGCAGCAGGCGGATCACGCCCTGGAGCCGCGGCGAGGTCTCACCGAGCGCGACCCACGCCTCGGGCGTGCGTGAGCGCAGCACGATCACGAGGAGCGCGGAGACGACGGGCCACAGCGACGCCGCGTGGTCCGAGAGCCAGGAGAGGAGCTGAGCTGAGGTCATGGGGTCACTCCAGTGACGCGCGCCACCAAGGCGCGGAGGTCGTTGCGAGAGAAGGGCTTGGGGAGCGCGTAGACATCGACCAGGGCGCCCGCGATCTCGTGGAGCATGTGCGGGTCGATGCCCGAGGTGAGCACCAGCGGCACGCGCATCCGCAGGCGCGCAGAGGCGTTGTCGAGGGCGATGCGGAGGTTGGTCGCCGTGAGCAGCGGCGCGTCGTGGTCGGAGGTGCCCCGCAGGTCGCAGAGCACGACGTCGGGGACCAGCGTGCGCAGGATCGCGCGCGCCTCGTCGGCCGTGGCGACGTGCTGCACCCTCGCGAGGCCGTGCAGCCCGTCGGCCACGAGACCGGCGTGGTCGTCATTGTCCTCGACGAGAAGCGCGTGGAGCATTGGTCACCTCGGCGCGGAGCGCCGCCATTGCTGTGTGCATCTCCGCGCGCAGCGTGTGCCGCGCCTCGGTCTGCCGGTGGTCCACGTCGACAAGGCGCGCGGCGCTGTCGGTGACCTGCGCCTCCAGCCGCGTCACACGGTCGCGGTCTGCGTCGGCCTTCACCCGCGCCTCGGCGACTGCCACGTCGTGCACGCTCATCTTCGACGCCACCCCATCGAGCGTGGCGCTCATCTTCGAGACGGTGTCGGTGAGCGTCTGCAGCGTGGCAGACAGCGTGGCGCCGGTCACCGCCTGGGACTGCGCCGCGCCCTCGACGCGCTCCAGCACGCGCCCGTCGCTCTCCTGCCGCTGCGCACGCCCGCCCCATCGCGCGACGATCTGCGAGAGCACCACCACGAGGGAGGCGACCCCGAGAGCGATCTGTAGCGCGGGGTGCATCACAGCCCCCGAGCGAGGTGCGGCCAGAGCGCGGCGGCGGTCACAGCGTCACCGTGCGCTCGATGACCGCGCCCGCGGGCACCGCAGCGAGGTCGGTGGTGCTGGCACGCGTGCCGTTGGAGGCGCGGTAAAAGAAGGTGGTCGCGGCCCCGCGCAGCACGGGAAACGCACCGCGCGCCGTGCCGCGGCGAGCGGCGAAGGGCGTGCTCGGCGCGGGGAGTACGAAGGCGTTAAATGTTGCCATCGTGACCTCAGCTCAGCGTCGGCGTGGAGCTGTCCCACTTGACCCACAGGCCTGCCGCGTACAACCAATTGTCCGCGCCCGAGACGAGCTTGTCGCCGTTCGCGCGCCCGCCGACGGTGCACCAGCGATGACGACTCGGGACGCCCACCCATCCTGACGACGTGGACGCGGCGGCGTTGCGGAACGCCGGGATCTGAAAGGGCACCTCCAGGCCGCCGACGGGGGTCTGGCCCATCTGCTGGGTGCTCGTGTTGACCGCGGGCGCGATGGCCTCCGCGTTCGAGGACATGTGCACCGTGCCGTACGTGATGCGCTGATTCGACGCGGCCGTGGTGTATCGCTTGTACCCGAGCACCGCGCTGTTCGAGGTCACGATGAACGTCCCGGTGGCCGCGAGCCCCGTCGCGTTGTAGTAGCCGAGCCACAGATAGGGGTCGGTGTCCTCTGCGGCGGCGGTGCCCGTGAGCAGCGGCTCATCCGAGAGGAACGTGAGCACGTTGCCGCCGCCGACGGGGATCGCGTAGGCCGTCCAGCCGAAGCCGTCCGCGTCGTCGGACGAGATGAACCACCGGCCGGGCGTCGCGCTGAACGCAGTCGCTGCGTTGAACAGCGCCGTCGCGTCGGTCGCAGTGCCCGCCGTCGTCGCGGACGGGGAGCCGCCGGTGAAGCCCGCGACGGACCGCGACACGGTCCACGTCGCGTCTCCCGCGCCGCGCTGAAAGAGCCACTCGCGCGAGCCGCCCGACGCGGCCACGCGGAACCACGCCGAGGTGTTCCCGAGGTTGCCCGCGCCGCTGCCCGAGGTGCCGTAGGGGTTCGTGGTGAGGTTGACGTTGTCCGATGACAGCGTGGTCGCATCGCTCCAGCGTTTCACCCGCCAGCCCGCGGCGCAGAGCTGTGTGAGGAGCGAGAAGACCGCGGCGGTTCCGTTCGCGGGTGATGAGACGTTGGTGAGGGTCGCCATTGGATCAGCTCCAGGTGGTGCGGAGGTTGGCGGCTAGGATCACCGCGTAGTCAGAGACCGCGCCGCCGCTCTTCTTGAGCCGCAGCTCGTAGATCTTCGCCGCGCCCGGCAGCGTCACGGACGCGGTCTTGCGGGTCGCGCTGGTCTCGGTCCACGACAGCGTCGCGACGTCGACAGCGTCGGTGAGGTTGTGCAGCGTGAGCGTGCCCGTGACGCCGCTCACCACCTGCCCGATCGCGTCGAGGGTGAGCACCGTGGTCTTGGCCGTGATCGCGTAGTCGGCCGGCGCGAAGTAGGCGCCGCCGATGGCGACGTCGGCCGTCGAGACGGTGCTGGCGTAGGGCGCGAGCGGGATGAGCTGGCGAAAGCCGACGAGGTCCGACGCCATCAGCGGCGACCACGCCGGGTCAGGCGAGTCCGCGCGCAGGTAGTGCCCCACGGTCCCGAGCGCCAGGCGCTGGTCAGCGCTCGCGCCGCGCACGATGAGGTCGCCGCGCGTGGTCGTCGGGGAGGCCGCCGCGGTCGTGGGCACCCACTGCGACGTGGAGCTGCTCCACACCAGCGTCTGCCCGTTGGTCGGTGCGGTGCTCGAGATCGTGCGCCCGCGGAGGTAGCCCGCATCAGCGAGGTAGACCGGCTCGCGCGATGTCCACGTGCCCGGCGAGGTCGCCGAGGCGCGCGTCGAGTAGACCGTCCACGTCAGCCCCGTCGCGACGATCTGCCCGTCGGCGTAGACCGCGCGCTGCAAGGGCCAGTCAGCGAGGGTGTCTGTGACCGGCAGCGGGAGGCGCTCCCAGTTCTGCCCGTCGTCGTCGCTGCGCCAGAGGTACGGCGCGGCGCTCTGCGTGGCGATCCACGAGCCGTCCACGTGCGCGAGGTCCGTGATCGTCGCACCCCACCCGGTGGGCACGGTGATCGCGCTCCACGTCGCGCCGCCGTCGGTGGAGCGCCAGAGCAGCGTCGCCGCGAGCGCGGTGGTGCCGTCCTCGCGGTAGCTCGCCCACGCGAGGAGCGTGCGCGCGTCCGAGGGACCGCCCACCACGAGCTGCACCCGCGCGTCGGTGGGGATGCCCGTCATCGTGCCCAGCGTCGTGCCGCCCGAGGGGAAGGTCGACAGCGGAGGGACGGACCGCACTTCGCCGAGGCTCGACGCGACGATGTGCCGCGAGCGGCTGTCGTCGTAGGCGATGGAGGTGGCCTGCGCTGCGGCGCTCCACCCGAAGCCCGCGGTGAAAGGCCACGTCGTGCCGTCGTCGTTGGACCCGACGAGCGCATACTGCGCCGAGCTGGTGCGCTCCAGCGCGTAGATGTCCCCGCCGCCGTCGACGATGCCGCGAATGGTTCGGCCCGCGAAGGCCGCGATGGTGGTCCAGTACGTGGCGTCGCTCACACCGATCGCGCTGGAGCTGGAGCCGTCGTGGACCGGCGTGCGCCACGCGGCGCCGGTGCCGCCGTCGCGACCCCATGCGACCCAGTACACACCGACCTGTGCGATGCCCGCGAGCGACGCTGTGTCGGCGTGCACGGCGCGGTCTTGCCACGTCAGCCCGTTGCGCGAGACGGCGATCTTCGCCGCAGGCCCCGAGGCCACGCCGGTGATCGCGTAGCGGTAGCGCTGTGCCCGCGCCCGGGTGTCGTCAGCGTCGACCGCGAGGCCGGTGATGCTGGTGAAGGTCGCCGCGCTGCCACCGTGCGCCGCACGCGTCCATGCGCCCCACCCGGGGCCGCGCAGGAAGTCGCTCCAGGCGAGGGAGTAGTGAAACAGGTAGTTGAACCACTGCGCAGGCGCCTCGAACCGCGCGGGGAATCCATCGTCGGCGATGGAGCTGATCGGCTCCACCAGGCCAGCGCTTGCGCTCCATGCGAAGCGCGGCATGCGTGTCGGTCTCGACGCCATCAGTGCACCACCCCGGCGAGTTCGCCGCCGTCGACCGGCGTTGAGCCGGAGAGATCTGCGAAGCCGGTGTTGGTCCCGGCCTCCAACGCCTCGGAGCCCGCGGCGAACCGGAACGCGTTGCCCGCGGGAGGGCAGATCACCTGCAGCTCCACGCCCCCGGCGCGCAGTCGACGCGCGATGGCGCCGACGTACCCGTCATCGGTGAGCAGGGCGTCCGTGGGCTCCGCGAGCATCGCCGCGGGGAACACCTCGGTGACCGCCCACGCGCCCGAGTTGAGATCTTCCCCGGTGAGGATGGACATCACCGCGTCGACGTCGGGCAGGGTGCCGTTGGAGCGCATCGTGCGCGCCCACGCGTGGAGGGCAACGCGATACCGCGCGTCGGTGATCGTGGTCGCGTCGAGGCGGCGCAGGCCCATCAGCTCCCCGAGCTGGGTGAGTGCGTGCCCCGAGCTCTCGTCGATCCCGAGGACCACCAGCGGGTGCGTCGCCGTTTCCAGCCGCTGCACCGAGGTCATGAGGCCGCGGGTGAAGCCCTCGACGTTGGCCTTGCGAAGCTGCCCCGGGAGCAGGGCGACGCCCTCTCCCTCGTGGTCGCTGATCAGCGCGACGTCGGTGACGGCGTTGGCTTCGGTCACGACAGCCCCCGGGTGACGGTGATCCGGCCGTCAGCGAAGACGCACCGCTCGCGCTCGCCCGGCACGTAGTTGGTGCGCTGCTGGAGCGCCTCGGTGGCGACGGTGCCGATGAACACGTAGGCGTCGGTCACGCCCGCGACCGCGCACACGGCGGTGAGCAGGTCGGAGATGCGCGCGGGAGACCCGGCGCGGAACTCGTCGCTCACCTCGAGGAACGCGGCCTTGACCGCGGCGTCGCCCGCGTAGGTGTCGGGGTCGACCTCGACGCGGATCGTCGCGTACATCGTCAGCGACGTGGGGCGCGAGAACTTCACCGAGCGTGTGCGGCCGTTGGCGTCGGTGAAGGTCACCGTGACGCCGCCCACGGTCTCGATGCCGCCAGACTTCGCGGCGAAGAGCGCGCGGCCGACAGCCTCGTCGGCGCCGCCAAGCACCAGCAGGTCCACGCTCTTGCTCGGGCGCCCGAGGCTGTCGGGGAACGCGCTGACGTTCTCCCAGCCGGTCACCTGGGTGACGTTCGGGACCTCCAGCACCTGCGCCACGATGGCGTCGAGGGGCGACGACGCCGCGCGCTGTGCGCTCTGCTCACGCCGCAGCCGAAAGGCCGCGTCCGTCTCGACGGGAAGGCCCGCGGTCGCGTCGGCGAGGTTCGTTACGGCGGTCCACCCGCTGACGGGCGTGGCGATGACGGTGATGGTCCCGGCCGGCGCCGGGGTGCGCCCCGTGTCGAGGGCCTCCGCGGCGACGGTGAGCGTGGTGGCGCTCCCGGTGGAGTTCGTCACCGAGGCGGTGGTCACCCAGGCGTTCGCGGGCTCCCCGGTCACCGAGGCGCGCGAGCCCGAGGGGATGGTCACGCCGTTGTTGAGCGTCACCGAGAGCGTCACGGTGCCCTTCGTGGCCGCACGCCGCTCGAGCGCCGGGAAGATCCCGGCCACCGCGTCGAGGCCCTCACCCGAAGCGCCAGAGGCCGTGCGCGCTGCGTAGACCGCGCCCACGAGCTCCCAGAGTTGCCCGAGCTTCGTGGCGCACGCCGCGAGTACCGGCCCGAAGACGCTCTCCGCGGACACGTCCACGTCGGAGCCGAGCTCCGCGCGCACGTCGGCCTCCAGCTCCGCGAGCACCTCCGTCGCGGTCTTCGGCACCCAGCCGGTGGCGGTAAGCCCCGCGGTCACGCTGCCCCCGCGGCGAAGTCGGTGACGGTGATGGCCGCGCCCTCAACGGGCGTGACGGTGAAGCTCACCGAGGCGCGGCGCGCGGTGCTCACTGAGAAGCGGAACGCCTCGACGCTGCGCACGCCGGGGCAGGTCGACACTGCGCGGCGGTAGACGCCCTCGGCGACCGCGAACCCACCGGCCTTGCCGAGCACCTGGGTGAACAGCGGGATCCCCACCCCGAGGTCGAAGGGGTACTCCCCGGCCACGAGCCCGAGGCGCAGGTGAAGCTTCTGGCGCACGGCGTCGGCGCCCGAGGTGAGCTCCGCACGCCGCAGGCCATCAGCCCCGCGGGAGAGCTTCAGATCGCCGGTGAGGGGGTCGAGGGCAAGGTCACGCACGCGGCCCAGCGTGCGTGCCGATCCGTGCGAGGGGCTAGCCCAGGCTGCGACACTGACCGGGACGAGGACGGCACGGCCGACGTATGGTCATCGCATGCGCTCCTGGTTGCCCGTTCTGGCCCTCCTCGCCCTCGGATGCTCCGCGCGGTACACCGGCCCGTCCACCCCGCCGGAAGACGCCGCCACGGGGCCGGACGGGGCATCCCTATGCATTCCCGGCGCGCAGGTGGCGTGTGCGTGCGTAGGCGGAGCATCAGGGGCCCAGGTCTGCGCCGCTGACGGGCGTGCGCTCGGGCCGTGCACCTGCCCGATGGCCGACGCCGCGGTGACGGTCGACCGACCCGCCCCGCGCGACGCTCCTGACGTGCTCATGGCGCGCGACGTCGTCGACGCTGGGTGCGCTGTTGGCGAAAGCGAGCCGTGCGCGTGCCCTGGCACCCTGGGCGAGCGGCGATGCGCCGCCGACGGGTGGAGCGCCTGCCGGTGCCCTTCGCTCGATGCGGGCGCACCGCCAGATGCCGGGGAGGCGCCCGACGTTGCCGTCGCAGTCCCCGATGTGGTGGACGCGCCGCCGGTCGACGCGGGGCCGCAGGTCTACCCGCTCGACCCGCCGCCGGGAGGCCTCGATGTGCGGGTGTTGTTCTTCGAGACGTGCACGGGGCAGGATGGCGGGCCCTGCGGCGTCGAGCCCATCACCGCAGTCACGGGGGCCACATGCACCCGCACGGGCTCGCGGCTGAACTTCAACCTCCGCGCCGGGTCGCAGATCACCGGCTTGGTACCGGACTACCGCAGCAACGCGGGCGCGAGCGTGGCCGTCGTCGGAGGGGGCGCGACCCAGGGCCGCAACATCGAGGTGGTGGCCGGCGCCGAGGTCGGCGGGCGGCAGTCGTTCCGGGTGAGCTTCTCCGCGCCGCCGACACCCAGCGTCGCAGGCGTGACCGGCGTGCCGGGTCGCACGGTGAGCCCCGACCGCGGCGACGTGTGGTTGCTGGGCTGCGAGGTCAGGTAGCCTTGGCCTTCGTCGCGGCCACGCTGTCGAGGGCGCTGAGGGGCGTGGAGGGCGCGCTGACGGGGCCCGTCGCAGCGGTCGGGTGCGTGTGCGCGTTGAGCCAAGTGCGGATCGTCGAGAGCCGCGAGTCCACGAGGTTCGCGAGGGCGACGAACTGCGACGCGGCAGCGCCGCCGACGTGCGTGGTCCCGTCGGTGTCGAGCTGGAACACCACGGTGCTGCCCTGGGTGATCTTGAGCGACCCGTTGTTGTTGAAGGTCACCCGCGTCCCGGCGGTGTCGTCGCTGCCGATCACAAGGCGCGGCGACCCGGGCGTGTTCGCGAACGCAGGCGCGTTGGCGAGCTTCTTCGAGCGGTCGAACAGCCCCGGGATGAACACGCCCGCGCCGAGGTGGTGGCGCCCGAGAAAGCCCGGGTCGGTGACGTCGCCCCCTCCGGCACGCCAGTGCCCGATGGCGTCTTCGCAGAACAGCGCGACGCCCATGTCCCCGGGCTGGATCGCGAACGCGATGAAGTGGTCGCTCGTGCGCGGGAACACCACCGGCACGCAGGGCAGCACGGGGTAATCCTCGTGCGTGATGCCGCCATCGGGGTCGTGCACCGCGCACCGCACCAGCGGCACGAGGTCTGCGACCTGGAGCACCGGGTCGTAACTCTGCACCCGGCAGGGCATCGCGGTGTGCACCTGGTGGAGCGCGTGCTCGATGTGCGCGCGGATCAGGTCCTCTTGCGACGGCTCAATCGTGCGATCCCACGTCATCGAAACA